ACATGTGTTATATTTAACAGATGCTGGTGAATATACTGGTAACTTTGTAGCCTTACCCAACAATAGGGTTAGAGCAACAAACCCAGCATTATGGAGAGTAGGTGAAGGTGCTCCAGACTTTATGCCTTCACAGTGGACACACTCAGCAGAACAACATGAGAGTTATATGGACCCAAACATTACATTTAATAATCTGTATAATGAAGAGGAGTAAAGATGGCTGAATTAACTATTGCACAGAAAAGAAAAATGGTACAACAGCTTAAAAAAGCAGCAAAGATGCACGCAGCTCAAGCTAAGACTATTGAGAAAAGCATCATGGCTAAGAAGAGAAAGTAATGGCGACAAGTAGTAGCAAAAATTTTGAGCCTGATGTTGCAGAATATATAGAAGAAGCTTTTGAGAGGTGTGGTATAGAGTTAAGAACTGGTTATGACCTGAAAAGTGCTACTAGAAGCTTAAATATTATGTTAGCTGAGTGGGCAAATAGGGGTCTAAATCAATGGACTGTGACAGAAAAAACAGTTGCTATGGTTAAATCCTCTGCTACCTACAATATAGACAGCACTAATTCTACAGCTCCTATTGATGTCTTAGATGTATTTATAAGAGAAACAACTGGTTCAGAAACCACTGACATACCACTAAGCAGATTAAGTAGAGCTCAGTATTCACATGTCACAAACAAAACCAGTGAAGGCAAGCCAAACCAATTTTTTATTAATAAACAGCTTTCTCCAACAATAACTGTTTATCCAGTGCCTGATAAATCTAGCACATACACTTTATACTTAAATGTTCTTACCAGAATGGATGACGCTGATTCTGCTACAAACACTATGGACATGCCTTTTAGATTTTTTCCTTGTCTCACAGCTGGGCTTGCATATTACATTTCTATGAAAAGAGCACCTCAACTTACAGGACAGCTCAAAGCAATATATGATGAAGAATTTGATAGAGCACTGTCTCAAGATGAAGAAAGAAGTTCCTTTCACATATCACCTAATCTTAGAAATTATAACAACGCATAATGGCTTTTGCTTCTAACAAAAATGCTTATGGAATCTGTGATTTAACTGGTTTCAGGTATAAACATAAAGACCTTAGAAGAACTTGGGATGGCTTATTGGTAGGTAAAGACCAGTGGGATGCAAAACATCCACAACTCATGCCTAAACCATCACCAGTAGACCCTGAAGCCATAAGAGATGCAAGAATAGAAAGCAAAGAAACCAACAATTTTTTTACTGTATATACCAATGTTGGTGATGGTAAATTGGGCACAGAGCTTACTTCATTTGGATTGACAGCAAGCATAGGAACAGTCACAGTAACAACATGAGTTTTACACTATCTACATTAAAAACAGCTGTACAAGACTACTTACAAGTTTCTGAAACAGCATTTACAAATCAACTGCCAAGATTTATACAAGAGTCAGAAGATAGAATATTTACCTTAGTGCAACTGCCTTTTCAAAGAAAAAACGTACAGGCATCACTTACTGTCGATAATAGGTTTTTAGCAACACCTACAGATTTTTACGCACCCTTTAGTTTGGCTGTAATAAACAGCAACACATACGACTATTTAGACTTTAAACACCCATCTTTTATTAAAGAATATGCACCATCATCTGCTGCAACTGGACAACCAAAATATTATTCTCAGTTTGATGATACTTCTTTTGAGCTTGCTCCAGTTCCAGACTCAGCATATACTATTGAATTACATTATTTGTATAAACCAGCCTCTTTAACGAGTGGTAGTGACAGTGGTACAACAATACTTAGCAGCGATTATCCTGATGCTTTATTGTATGGTACTTTAGTAGAAGGAGCTGTCTTTCTGAAAGAACCCCCTGATGTCATTGGTCAATTTGAGGCTAGATTTAAGGAGGCAGTAGGCAGAATGAAAAACTTATCTGAAGGTCGTGGCACACGAGATGAATATAGATACGATCAGTTGCGAACTGGTGTATCTTAATGCAACCCATTGAATCATTAGAAGGCAAGAGAATTGCCTTGGTTGGACTTGGCATATCACAAGTTGATTTTGCTGTTGGTTTACAGAATGGCAAGACATGGGATGAAGTCTGGACAATAAATTCAGCAGCAGCTGTATATGGAACAGACAGAATGTTTATGTTAGACCCAGCAAGCAGATTTTTTGACAGCAATGATGCTGGTAAACAAACCAATGCTTTGACAAGAATTTTGCCAACAGCTGACTATCCTATTTACACCTGTGAATTAGATGAGCGAGTGCCTAGTGCTGTGGTATATCCAATACAAGAAGTTTGCAATGCTACTAAGTGTGCCTATCTAAACAATACAGTAGCGTATGCCATAGCCTTTGCTCTTTACAACAAAGTAGGTGCTCTCGATTTGTATGGCATAGATTTTTCTTACAAAGAGAATATGCACTTTGCAGAAGCTGGTAGAGCTTGTGTTGAGTTTTGGATATGCAAGTGTATGGAAGCTGACATCATAGTAGGTGTTAGTGCTAGATCGACAGTGTTAGATTCTAATGTTGTAGCAACTGACAGACTTTATGGTTTCCATAGATTAGACAAACCATTAGTTGCTGTACCACACGAAGGCAAGTGGATAATAGAACCATTCCAAGACATAGATAAGAAGTTAGCAGAACATGGATTAGTATTGCACAAAGAAGAAGAACCACCTGAACCATACAAAGGATGACAGATAGTTTTATAAAATTAGGACAAGTAGGTGTGCATACTACACAAAACAAAGGACATGACCCTGAGTTTTGGGCAGAGCAAGCTACTAAGAAAATATGTGAAGTTTCTTTGGATGCACCAGAGCATGTAAAACAACAGGCTTTGGCTTTTCAAAATCAAGTTTATACTGTAATCTTACACTCTATAAAGAATGCAATAAATTCTAAAAATGTGACGTATGTGAATTTATTAAGGCAACAAGGTCATGATGACATGGCTAATATAATAAAGGAGCTTTAAAAATGGCGATTACATCAGCAATAACCACGAGTTTTAAACAAGAGATACTTGTAGAAGGACACAACCTTACAAATGGAGCAGACTCCATTAAATTGGCTTTGTACACCTCCTCTGCAACATTAGGAGCTGGAACAACAGTTTATGTAACAACTGGTCAAGTGACTGGTACAAACTATACTGCTGGTGGCAATGCTCTAACCAATGTGACTCCATCAACGTCAGGCACTACAGCAATAGTGGATTTTGCAGACTTAACATTTGGTACAGCCACAGTTACTGCTAGAGGCTGTTTAATATACAACAGCACTAATGGAAACAAAGCGATAGCTGCTATTGATTTTGGAGGAGATAAGACAAGTACAGCTGGTGACTTTACAGTAGTCTTTCCAGCAGCTAGTGCTACAGCTGCCATCATAAGAATAGCTTAAATTTAATTTTGAAATGGTAGAGTTAGAGAATGCCACTGACAAAATTTACATTTAAGCCGGGAATCAACAAAGAGCAAACTGACTATGCTAATGAAAATGGTTGGGTTGATGGAAACCTAGTCAGGTTTAGAAAGGGTGGCGTAGAAAAACTAGGTGGTTGGACAAAAAAAAGCTCTGATATTATACAAGACACACCAAGAGCTTTGCATAGTTGGATTTCTCTAGGTGGTGCTAGATATTTAGGAGTTGGCACAACATCAAAATACTACATAGACAGTGGTAACAATTACAATGACATAACACCTATTAGGGCTACAACCACTGATGGCATAACTTTTTCAGCAACTGATGGTTCATCAGTGATTACAGCAACTGATTCTAGTCATGGTGCTGTTGTAGGCGATTTCGTTACTTTGTCAGGTGCTGCTACATTGGGCGGTAACATCACAGCTGCTGTTCTTAACCAAGAATACAAAATTACAGGTGTTCCCAATGCAAACACTTACACTTTTACTGCTGTAGATACAAGTGGCACTACTGTCACAGCAAATAGTAGTGATAGTGGTAATGGTGGCTCAGGCGTTGATGGTGTCTATCAAATAAACTCTGGACTTGATGTGTTTGTACAAGCTTCAGGTTGGGGCTCAGGTGCTTGGAGTGTTGGTGGCTTTGGCTCTACTACAGCTTTGACTGATACTGGTCAATTAAGACTTTGGACACATGATAATTTTGGAGAAGATTTAATAATAAATCCACGAGGTGGTAGCATCTTTAGATGGGTAGAAAATAATGGTTTATCAACCAGAGCTGTAAGCTTATCGGGAACCACAGGAGCTAATTTAGTGCCAACCAAAGGTCTGCAAGTAATTACTTCTGAGACAGACAGGCATTTAATAGTTTTAGGAGCAGACCCTATCAATAGTGGTTCAAGAACAGGAAGTATTGACCCTATGCTGATAGCTTTTAGCGACTCAGAAAATGCTCTTGAGTTTGAGCCTTTAACCACAAACAGTGCTGGTGATGTCAGACTGTCTAGTGGCTCCACTATTGTGGGCGGTTTAAAATCTAGGCAAGAAGTTTTAGTTTGGACTGATACAAGTCTTTACAGCATGGCTTTTATAGGTCCTCCTTTGACCTTTTCAGTCAATCTAATAAATGAAGGTGCTGGTCTGGTAGGACCTAAAGCTGCTGTGAACTCACCAAATGGTGTGTTTTTTATGTCAAAAAACGCATTTTATTTTTACAATGGCTCTGTACAAAAATTACCATGCTCAGTACAAGATTATGTCTTTTCTGATCTGGATAGAGCTCAAGCCTACAAATGTCACGTTTCTACTAACACTGAATTTTCAGAGGTATGGTTTTTCTATCCATCTTTAGAAGATGGTACAGGCGAAATATCAAGATATGTAATCTACAACTACGAAGAAAACCTTTGGAGTATAGGAACTTTGATTAGATACGCTTGGTTAGATGCTGGCATAGAAAATAAACCAGTAGCATCAGGCAAAGACTCATCAAAGAGTTATCTATATTTGCACGAAACAGGTTTTAACGATGATGAGAGTGCCATGGATGGTGTATTTATAGAATCAGCTGACATAGATATATCTGATGGTGAAAACTTTGCTTTTGTTAAAAAAGTGATACCTGATGTCAAATTTGACAGTCAAACAGGTACATCGCCCTCACCAGCAATGAATATTGTTGTCAAAAGGAGAAACTTCAATGGTGAGAGTTTGACCACAGATTCGACTACTCAAGTGACCACAACATCTACATTTTCAAGTTTAAGGACAAGAAGTAGGCAATTAGTGCTTAGGTTTGAGTCAGATGATGACAATACAGCAAGCAGAAAAGACTACAGATGGAGACTTGGTGCAACAAGACTAGATGTACAACCTTCAGGGCGTAGGTAGTGGGCAAATTACTTGAAACCAGACTACCAATAGCTCAAGGTAACATGGTGTCTATAGACACTTTCAATAGGTTGGTTCGTATTCTGGAGATAAACCTGAACGCACATGACCCAGAAAGAGTAAAACATTTTAACGCTACAGAAATATCACAATTGCAATTTGCTACAGGGCAGATTATATTTAACTCTACAGTAGAAGTTCATCAGGCTTTTGATGGTACACAGTTCAGAAATTTATATGAACACAATACATATCTAACTGGTGTTAGTGCTACAATGAGTGTTGGTACAGTGTCAGTTACAATAGGCTAATAATATGGCAAGTAAAGAACTAGAAAGGCGAATACAAAATTTAATAGGTGCTGGTATGACTCCTAGTGCCGGTATGACTGATGTACAAGGTGCTGGTCAAATGTCTGACCAAGAAATGAACATGTTGATGGCACAACAAGGTGCTAGACAAGGTATTAGCCCTGTAGAGCAAAGAGCTATGGCTTTTGCCTCTTATTTACAAACGACAGATAGAACTGCACCTGAAGAGGTGGTTGATAACTATGCTATAGGTAACATATCTTTTGATGATGCTATACAGCTATCACAACCCATAGAAGTCATAGACGAAGTTGTTGTCACAGGACAAATGCCAGCTATGACCCCTACAACAAGACCTGTAGGTGCTGGTATGCTTACACCATTAGATAGAGCAAAAGTTAGTGTTATGCAACCAATGACAGATATGGGCATATACGAACCCAGTGCATCAGATACAAAATTAATGGAGCTACAACAAGCTTTAGAGCAACTAGAAGCACAAAGGCAGATGACCAATGACCCAGAAGAAAAAGAACTTTTGGGCAGAATGATGGAAAATGCTACGACTAAAGCATTTGCACCTCAATCTGATTTAGTTGACCAACTTTCACAAGTAGCTGGTGAAGACGACATGATAGCTCATGTTAGATCAGGAGACATCAATGTTTCTAAAGAGATGTTGGAAAATAACCCAGCCTTAGAAGATGCGATAGAAAACGCTGCTCTTGAAGTAGGTATTGACCCAGAATCTATGGTATATGGCACAGGTATTGCTAGTCTTAACGAAGTCACTGGTGCTGAACAACATGGTTTTTTAAAGAAAATAGCTAAAGGTGTTAAGAAAGTTGTAAAAGTAATTGCACCAGTCGCAGCTGTAGTGCCCGGTCCTTGGCAAGCTCCAGCTATTGCATACAACAGAGCTAAAGCTGTAGTCAATATAGCAAAAGGTGAAGGTGGCGTAGGTGACTTACTTACAGCTGCTGGTGGGATAGGTGGTGATAGTAAAATAGGCAAATTTTTGGGCAAAACACCCGGTTTCAATCCAGCTGCTGATGCTACAGGTATGTTTGGTGGAACTATAGGACCCACTATTAGACGTGGTATTGGTACATTATTAGGGGGGGGTGATGGTCGTAATGGATTTTTTACACCAGCAGATGACGCAACAGGTATATTAGGTGGAACCATAGGTCCTTCTATAAGAAGAAGTGTAGGAAATATATTTGGAGCAGCTGACACAAGAAAAGTTGATAAAGGGGATGGTAAGTTCGAGTATAGACAATACAATAAAGATGGCACTTATCAAATAATTTCAAGAGAACAATATGATGCAACAAAAACATCGCCAATCATAAAAGGTATTGGTGACGCAATAGGATTAGGTGGCAGAAGTGGTCTTAGAGATGTCTATGGTGGTGAAGAAATGCGAGATGCTGATGGTAACATTATAAGAAATCCTGATGGCAGCCCTGTTTTGAGTGGTTTCATGAGAAACGCACAAGGTGGTCTAAGTGGCATGGGTATGTTGGGTATAGGTGCTTTAGCTACTGGTTTAGGCAAGTTGGCATATGAAGACACCAAGAAACAAAAGGGTGTGCAACTTACACCTCTACTTACAATGAACGCAGCTGGTAGATACAATCTTGAGGCTGAGATGGCTAGAAGAATGGGTCAACAACCCCCTAACCCTACTGAGTTTGGTTTATTACCAGCTAACACAATGCCTCAACTGAGTGGTGGTCAACCAAGACTAGAAGAACAAGTTATGGCAGCAGCACAAGGTGGAGAGGTAGAATATCCAAACAAAGGCTTAGAGGCGTTATCTAAGGTAGCTCCAGATGTGGTTAGAAGAATGGGTTACAACATGGGTGGTCAAGTAATGATGCCAATGAATTACAACATGGGTAGCAGACCTATGATGCCTATGGCTTACGCTGAAGGTGGTAACGTAGCTATGGAAGATTTTGAAAGAATGAATGGACAAATTAATGGTGAAGGTACAGAAACCAGTGATGATATACCAGCTATGTTATCAGATGGTGAGTTTGTCATGACAGGACAAGCTGTAAGAGGTGCTGGTACTTACGACATGAAAAACGATAGTGGCATAATAACTCTAAGCCCTACAGGTGCTCCTAGTAGAGATGGAGGCACAGATTTAATGTATCAACTTATGGAGGCTTTTAGCAGTCAAGCAAGACCAGCTTAAAGAAGTAATATGTCATTTTTTAGGAATTTAACAGAAAGAGTAAGAGAAAGGGTAGACGCTCCAGCTTTACAAACACAAGTGTCACCCAAAATTAATTTTGTGGATAGATTTGCTCCAGCGATGGATAGGCTTGTAGAAATGGGAAAGGATTCTGAACTAAAAGGCTACGATGCAAACTTAGATAAGTTTGTTAACTTACGAAACATGAATCTTTTAAAATCTAAGCCATCTAAACCGATTATCGGTCAAACAGCCAGAAGAGACGATGTTAAAGGGCTCAATCTTAGCATTGGAGACATAGATCCAATAACAGGCACTATTTTTACTGGTTTCCCTAAACCTCCACCACCACCTGTTCCTACACAAATGAGTGGCATTGGTTCGATGTTACCTACACAAACTATCACACTACCTAATGGTCAAACAGTACAAATTCCAGAGATAAACATGGAAGAGCTCAATGCTAACTTGTTAGCAGCTGGCATAACACCACAAACACCTTTACCTAATATTGTTCCAGAGGTTGCTACTCCAACATCATCTCTACCTGTAGCAACACCATCTCTACCTGTAGCAGCTCCTATAACTACTGGGTATAACGATGGTAATAATGCTGTGACTGGAGACTTTAACCCATACGAAAGAGTGACTGGTGCAACCAATCCTGTTTACACTCCAACACCTTCTCCTGTAACAACACCAACACCAGCACCACAATTTAGAACAGCAGATTTCCAAGATTTTGATGGCAATGGCATAGACGATAGGGATGAACCAGTAACCATACCAGCAGTAGAACAACCACTAGCTCCATATACAGGCTCTAACGAACCAGACCCTAATTACATACCTAGCCTGATGAGGCAAGAAACAGGCTTAGATGCACTGACACAACAATTATTGTTTGGTTTAGATGGCGAGGGTGGTTTTATACCCGGTGCTATGCGAGCTGCTGAAAGAACATTTTTTAATCCTGATGGAACACCAAGAGTTGTAGAAGAGAGAAGAGCTGATTTAACTGCTGACCAGTTAGCTGGATTAGATTTAGCGAGAAGAAATGTTGGCATACAAGACCCATTTTTAACAGGAGCAGAGAGAGCTTATAGGCAAGGTGTCACTGATATAGGTCAAGGCATAGAAAGAGGCAGAGGCTTTCAACAGAGAGGACTACAAGAGTTACAGAGTGGTATAGGTGGCTTACGAGGTGAATTAGGTGGTGTAGAAGGTATCGCAAGACGAGCTGCTGGTAACTTTGGCACACAATTAGGTGGCATAGCTAGAAGAGGTATAGGTGCTACAGGTAGATTTGGTAGGAGGTTAGGTGAGTCTGAGAACTTACTGAGAGGCACTACAGGTGCTTACGACCAAGGTTTAACCAGTCAATTCTACAACCCTTTTGAAGAAAGAGTCGTACAACAAACGATAGATGATGTATTAGAAGCTGGTGACAAACAAGATATGGCTCAAAGAGCTAGGGATATTCAGTCTGGTGGTGAATCTGCATTTGGTTCTAGGGCTCGTTTAGGAGCCTCAGAGCGAAGAGAAGCTTTAGGTAGGGGTCTTGGTGAGGCTTTAGGTGGTATCAGGTCAAGAGGATTTAGTGAAGCTCAACAGACAGGTTTAGGTGAGTTTGCAAGACAAAGACAAGCAGAACGACTTGCATCCTCTGGTTTGGCTGGCTTATCAGGTCAGAGATTAGGTGCACAGCAAGCTTTGGGAAGTCAGTTGTCTGGATTAGCTGGAGCACAGCTAGGTGCACAACAAAACTTAGGTTCTACACTGTCTGGTTTAGCTGGTACAAGGTTTGGAGCAGCTCAGACTGGTGCTGGTGCACTTAGCAATATGGGTGCTTTAGAAACACAATATGGTCAGACTTTAGCTGATGCTCAGTTTGGTTTAGGTGGCAACCTACAGAACTTAGGTTCTGCTAGACAACAGGCTGGTGCATTTGATGTGAACCAACTGTTAAGTTCAGGTGGTATGCAACAGGCACAGAATCAAGCTGTAATAGACGCTCAGAGGGCTAATCAGCTTACAGCACAAGCTGCTCCTCTTGCTCAGTATCAAGCTTTATCACCATTTATACAGATGGTTCCAAAAGGTTCTTTCCAAACATCAACACAGTTTGCTCCTAGACCTAGCCCAATGATGGCTGGTATCAATGTTGGATTAGGTGCATTAGGTGCTTTGGGTAACATGGCTAATCAACCAAGGACAGGCTAATGGCAGTTACACCTGACCCACTTGAAGACCTCAGAAAAAAAATTGAGGACTTTGATTTTGAAAAACAAAAATCTAGTTATGAATCACGTCTAGGTGAACTTGCACAACCACCTAGAAATTATAATTTGTTTGATTTAGCTACAGACTTATCACGAGGTCTTACAGCACAACAACAAACAGATAGACCTGATTCTTTAGCTGGTGGTCTAGCATTAGGTTTTGGTGAAGCCTCACAACGTATGAAGGAAACACAAGCTGCTAGACAAAAGGCTAAACGTGAAATAGGTTTAGAAGCAGCTAGATTAGCAATGGAAGATGAAAGAAAAGCTATACAATATTTAGATGAAGCAGAGTATGAATTAGCTGTTTCTGAATCTGGTGCTGGCAAAACAACAGCAGACATGACCAACTTTAACTTTTATAACAGTTTAGATGAAGATGGTAAGAAAACATGGAACACCATGAAAAACCAAGACCCAACTCAACTTTTGTTGTTAGAAACCATTAAAAGACAAGCTGCGTCAGCTGGGGGTTTAGATTTGTTACCGGGGCAAATAGAGATAGATAAAGCTTTTGGTAAAACCATTGCAGACTATAAATTAAAAGGTCAAGCACAAGTCATTTCAAATCTAAGAAATTTATCTGAAAAAATAAACATACTTGATGGAACAATTAAAAATAATAAAGGTCAAAAATATAATGTGTCAGGACCCTTAATAGGTGTTCTAGATGATGCTGCTTTAGCTGTAGCATACCCTGATGCTGCTGGTTTTCGTTCTGACATAAGAGATATTGTGTTTCAGTCTTTAAGAGAAAAACTAGGTGCTCAGTTTACTGAAAAAGAAGGTGAAAGATTAGTTAATGCTGCTTTTAACTTTTACCTTGAGGAAGAGCAAAATATAGGCAGATTAAAAAGACTTTACAAAACAATAGAAGACGCTGCCAACGCAAAAAACGAGGCGATAGCATATTTTGATGAGAAGGGTACGTTGCAAGGTTATAGCTTAAAAGCTCCAGTAAATTTTAATGACATACATGCTTCAATGGTACAAGAAAGTGACTTTGATAATATTTCTGATGAAGATTTAGCAAAAATTATTAAAGATGAAAGAACAGAAATAAAAGAGAGGGAGGTTGCTATAGCAGTCGCAAGAAAAAGAGTAGAGGATAGACAGGAAGAACAGTGATAATACAAAACACAGGAGTTTTAACTGCCTTACTAGATGAGGTTGACGCACAAGAAAGAAAAAAACTATCTCAAGAAGAGTTAGATTCTATGTCCACAGGTGATGTCTTAACCACAGCACTAACCAACATACCTTCAAGTGCTGTTCAGTTGGTTGCTGATATAACCATGCCTATAAGACATCCTATAGAGACAGCCACTTCTTTAATATCATTAGGTAAAGGTATTTATCAACTCACAACTCCCGGTGAACAAGCAGATGAGCAAACAGCTAAAGCTGTAGGTGAGTTTTTTGCAGATAGATATGGCAGTTTAGATGGTTTTAAAAATGCTTTTGCAACTGACCCCTTGGGTGTTGCGAGTGATATATCTGTTGTTTTGACAGGTGGAGCAGCGTTAGCAGCTAAAGTACCGGGTATTGCTGGCAAAACCACTACCATTGCATCCAAAGTAGGTGAAGCTATTGACCCAATAAAAGCCACAGGTAAATTAACAAAATTTACCGGTGATGTTATGGGCAAGGGTGTAACAGCTGGATTAGGTGTTGCTACTGGTTCAGGCTCTGATGCTTTAAAAATTGCATTTGAATCAGGTCAAGCTGGTGGTGATGCTCAGGCTGCGTTTTTAGCTAATATAAGAGGTCAGGCTTCAGGTGAAGAAGTTTTAACTCAAGCTTTTGATGCGTTGAAAGAACAGTCAAAACAAAAAACAAAAGATTACAAAACTGGCATGGAAGTTGTCAAAGGTGCTGAAAAGAAAGTTGATTTTAAAGGCATTGAAGAAGTTTACCAGTCAGTCAAAGATGAGTTCACTATCAAAACAGAGAAGGGAAATGTTTTAAAAGGTGGAGCTACTTTGCAATCAAAATTTGATGAAATAGAGAAATTAATTACACAATGGAAAAATAATCCTGAACTGCATTTAGCTGAAAATGTTGATGCACTCAAACAAGCTGTGGATAGTCTGTATGTAGTGGGAAAAGATGGCATACCTGTTACAAGAGTTAGAAACGCAATACATGAAGAAATTGTAAGACAAGTGCCTGAATATGCAGACACCATGAGAGCTTATGAACAAGCAGTAAAACTTGAAAAAGAAATTATGAAAGAATTGTCTCTTAATAAGACTGCTGCTGCTGGTACAACATTAAGAAAATTACAATCAGTCATGAGAAACAACGTAAACACCAACTATGGCAATAGAATGGAGATGTTGCGAAACCTTGACCCTGATTTATTACCAGCACTATCAGGTCAAGCACTAACTTCTCTTACGCCTAGAGGATTACAAGGTATGACTTTTACTGGTCAAATGGGAGCTGGTGCTTTTGGTTATGCAGACCCAATAACTTTAGCTGCAACACTACCAGCTCAATCTCCTAGACTGATGGGCGAACTTTATGAAAAACTAGGTAGAGCTTCTCGCTTTGCAAAACCTGTTACAGATTTAGCTTCAAGCCCAGCCCTTCTACCAACAGCAAGAACCACTAGGGTTCTGGGTGAAATAGAAAGAGCTGGAGACTTTGGAATACCAGAAGAATTAAAAAGCCAAGACACGAAAGCTCTTGAAGAATTATTAAAAAATCTTGAGGACAATGCAGAAACTACAGAAGAAATATTAGGTTTTAACAAGAAAGAAATTAACGAAATTAGGTCAGATGCGTTGAATCTAAAAAAAGAAGTTGATGAAGATGAAGATGATGACTTAATTTTTTCTGCTGAAGGTGGAGTTATAACTGCTGGTTCTAGTAAGGTTGTGTCTGACATTTTAGAAAAATACAAAGGCTTGATGCCACAAGGAACTTCACAAGCTGTAGATACAGAGCTGGTTTCTTTACAAAAACTTTTGAATCAAACAAACAATCCAAAATTCAAAGACCAAACATACAAAAAATTAGAAGACTATCAAAAAAGATTGCAAGCTAACATCAATAGGTCAAACACCAATGATAGAGAGATGGAGACATTGACCATGATGAAAGATGCCTCTTCAACCTCAATAAAAGACGATATTGAGCAAAAACTACTTAAAGGTGACGCTGATACTATAAATCAATTACAAGGTGCTAAATCTTTATATAAAAATTACATGGGTCTGTCTGACGAAAAAAACATAGAATTACAGAAAGAGGAAGCATCTGATGAGATATTAAATCAGATGTTAAGTAAAAATTATAAAGCTAGTGACGTTGTAAATTTATTGTTTTCACACAACAAACTGGCTCCTAACAACGCAGTGCCTATTGCAATATCTAAACTAAAAAGCATGACTTTGCCTGAAGATTTTACACAGCTTGAAAATACCTTGAAAGATGGCGTTACAGTCAAAGCTTTTGTAGGCGATGATAAAAACCAAAGTGTGTCTGATTTGTCAAAAAACTTCACTGATGTGATAAAAAATCAAAAGAATATAGTTGATGAGTTGTTTAGCCCTACTGAAATTATAAGAATGAAACAATTTAAAGCTAAAGCTTTACCCTCTTTGTCTAAAGAAATAAAAGACAACCCTGATGACTCTAAATTTATTATGGCATCAGCTTTAGAAAAAAAACAGTTACTAAACAATGACGCAAGACAAACTCTGATGCGACTTGAGGAGCCTCTTGTTGTTGATACTGTTGAACCAGAGTCTCCAGTAATCCAGTCTAATGAGTCTCAAGCGATTGATAGTATGGTTATGGAAGCACCTATGAATACTGGCGATCTACAGACTTCCATTGATAGTTTTCAAGTTCCGACAGTAGGAGGCAATATATTTTCTCCTAACAAAACATTATCTCCTCAACAAATGTTATCTCCTACTGTCTTACCCAATGAAGACGATAGGGAGATTGCCATGAGGCAACAGATGGGTATTGCTGGTTTAGTCTAAGGACTCAGTACCTTTTATCATAGCTCCATCTACCTCGAAATCCATGTCATATCCCATGGTAGTTTGCCCATCTATCTCTATCTCTAAGTTCCTAGAGATAAGTCTTAGAAGAGCTGTCTGGTGGTGCAATGTAAGTCTGCTGTAAAGCTCAATGACCTCTGGTGCTTCTACCACAGGTTTATAGCTTTGAGGCACTGTCTTTTTAGCCATAATGTTTTTGAAGAACATTAGTCTGTAATTGTGTTCAAGCGTTTATGTTCCTTCTCAATAAGTAACTTGAGCTGGTTTATAATAGACCTGTGCTCTGTTTTACATATGTCTTGAAGCAAATCATAAGTCTTGACATCTACAGCCAAACTTTTTCTTTGTTTACTATCTAATACTGCTTGATTTTCCATGTGGGTCATTCTACTAATTTTTGCAACAAATTACAAATATATATTCTATATTATATGTTAAACTACAAAACCATGTACACACTCAAGAACTATCTACTCAGTATGCAATCTCACTGGATGGTCAACCAAACCACTTACGATGCTGTGCAAGAGACTTTACCACTGATAGCTAAGTACAGGGCTAGTGATGGTGTGGATAAGATGGGCAAAACCCCTGTACACAAAGTGGTTAAGAAGATATTTCCAGAGGTTTACAGAGTACCTTTGTTTAGAAGACACTTCTGTAAGTTGTTGGTGAAAGAGATCGAGCTGATGAAAAAAGAGATAGGGTTTGTAGGTAATGATGAAGAAGATGAGCTCAGACAGATACCTGAGATTGTGTTGCGAGAGCAAGTGCCTGAGCTGTACAGGAACATGTGGTTTGTCACACAAACTGTGCTCAACCCAATCTTCAATGCGATATGGCAACGTGACTGTAAAGACCCCACCACAATACAGATAGCCAACTACAACCTGAAAGATAAGAAGCAAGGTGCATGGCATCATGACGAGAGCTCAGAAATCAGTGTGGTTGTTCCCTTGAACACTGGCTCCTATGTAGGAGGTGGCACTGAGTTCCATAATCATGGTGTGCTCAATCCTTTGCCTAATGGTCATGCTTTGATATTCCCAAGCTTTACAAGTCTACACAGAGGTCTGCCAGTGGAGAGTGGCGACAGATACTTATTGGTTTTCTGGTTATGCGACAAGCAAAGGTCGATAGATTTGTACCAAGCTATCCCTTAAAATTAATTAATATTTCTTTATACAAATACTTGCACATTTGTGTACATATGCTATTATAGACATGTGAGATTAATAACAAAGGAGAAAAACATGGAAAACATTAATCATTTAGTAGAAGAAACTCTTTTAGAGAGCGAGATTGAAGAATTGTTACTTGAAGTAAAAAACCTAGAAAGCTTAAAGAGAATACAAAAAGCTTTAAATCAAAGAAAAAAGGAGGTGGCGTAAGCCACCCCTCTCACTGGAGAAGATTATGAGAAATAGAAGAAGAGAGCATAGACCATTTGATTTTGAAAGAATTGCATGGAGGTATGAAGGTTATAAAGATAATTGGGATGAGGAATGGACAGGTGGTAGCTATTGGGGAGATGATGGAACGCATCAAATATTAAGTGAGAAACTAGATAAATTAGTTCCTAGTAGTGGTGAGGTAGATAACCTTGAAGAGAATCCAAAACTAGAAAGGTATCGCAAAATGGTTAATGCTTATTATGATTTGTATAACAATGGTGGTACAAATACTAGTCGTAAGACTGCTTACTATTTTCCTAGAACAGTAACCTATGCTAGACAAATGAGATGGGATAGGTGTCATGAGATTACAGAACCTAGAATGGACAGAGCAATTTTACTTGCAGCTAAAGAACAGGGGCTAGTGTAATGACTAAATTTACAAGCATAAGTTCAGCACCAACCAGTGCTATCAATTCTGTTCATAAGAATAGAGGTTTAACTGACCAAGACAGAGCCAAAAGAAGAGAGCGTATCAAACGTAAAAAACAAAGGAGAGGATTATGAGTGACGAAGAGATGATACAACTTGTCTGCATGTTGTCAGAGCTAGATGAATTTCAAAGAAAACAGATAGCTATACTATTAATGTCTACTACCTTGAATCCCTTATCAATAGAAGAGGTTGCTGGTTTCATGGTGGGTATAGCAGAGGAGAAGAACAATGAATCTTAAAAGCTGGTTTATAACCATATTGATATTTATGATGTTGGGCTTTGTAGGTGCTATGGATTACCAAGATGAGCTGTTAGCTCAACAGCATTACACTGACATGGTGTGTGCTGGTCACTACCCAGACTACAAAGAATTAAAGCCTAGCTGTAACTAATACAAGTCTCCTAGCTCTATGGTTTGGGTTCCTTCTAAGCCATAGGGCACAAACTTATCTTCTTCTTTACATCTGAGTAACAAAGACAAAGCCTGTTGGTTCTTAGCTCTAGCATACTCCATAGCTTCATCAGACAAGGTATAAACCACATAAGGATAAGGATGAGTCTTCTCTTGTGCTAAGAAGTTAAACTTACCAGCTGGCAAATCTAAAGACCTACAAGCATCAACATATAAAGCTGCTTGCATATGATAATTAAAAGAGTTGATGGCTTGCTTGAATCCTCTGAAAGAAGCATCTCTACAAGTCTTTAAATCCCACACATCTACATTGTCGTACCAATCCATTCTACATTTGAATGGATGACCATGATAAGTAAACATCAATGTGCACTCGACCTTGTGGTCTTCTTTAGGTATGTATTCTTTGACCAGCTCTCTTCTCTCCATGCACAGATCGTACAGGTCTTGTGTGATAGGAGTTCTGTTACCTACAGTAGCCAAGAAGTCTTCATATTCAGCCTTGCCTACCTTGGTTCTTCTGTCTATGTTGGGCTGTATAACAAACTCTTCATCAAACTTATGATGTTCTAAGAACACTGTGTGTTGCACTCTGCCTTCCAGCAAAGCTGGAGAGGGTGTCAACCCTTTCTTGTTCTTCCATGTATATGGACACTTAATCACGCTGGTTAGATCGTGTGACCTAAACGCTGGTATTGAATCATATTGCTCATAGGGTATGTCTTCATACAGACCTTCTTTAAACTCCATCTTTCGCTCCTTTCATTTGTTCTTCTGTTACATCAAAGCAATTCATATTGCCAGCCACTGTCCTTCTCTCTCCTGAACCGAAGAAAGGGTAAACTGCATGTTGCATCCAAGATGGAAACAATAACAACTTACCCTCCTCTGGTTTCACATATCGAGACTGTGAAGGTCTTAACCTCTCTGGGTCAGAGGTCTGGTTAAGACCATATGTGAAATTGATATACCCATCTATTACTCCAGATGAGTTGTATAAATTGTAATCTTCTACCTCTTGTCCATCAGCTGTCTTACCTATCTGCTCTGGCACTTTTGTCCAAGTAGTAAAGCTGATACCCATAGGTGAAGCTGTTAGGTGGTCATGTATAGGGTTGTAGTCACCCTCATAGCTATGCACTGACCATAGTTTGTCTGTCACGACTTGCTTAGGTCTTATCATGGTTCCTGTCTGTTCTACGAAGTGTCTGAGATAAGCCACTCCTAAGTTCTCAACCATAGCTCTAAAGTCTTTGAGTTGGTCGCACTCAAAATCCATAGACAGTTGTTGTCCTTGATGTATCTGTCCTACCAACTCATTGCTGAGTGATTGTCTGTCTGGATTTTGTAATTCTTTGTCTAAGTAAGTGTTGAGTGTTTGTATTGTATTTGGAGACATTTGATGTTCCATCATTATGGCTGATGGTAGGTTGTAGATGTCATACTCTAAACTATTCAATGAAATTCCTTACTTCTTCTATCATCTGGTTGTCTAGGTCTTTGAGCTCTTGTATGAGCTTACTGACATACCACTGATGCTTTTCTAAATCTTCTATCTCTTTGTCTTTGTACTTGAACCTATGCAGATACTTGATGGCTGTACCCTCTAAGTAGTATCTAAAGTTGTCGCCCAGTTGTTGTTTGATATAGTCAATACACTCAACCTCACCTTGGTTCTCATAGTGAGGTGGGTGATTAACCATATCTTTATCTGTCATATTAAAGGGGGTGTGGGTGGAATTTACTTGATGTGTGAGATAAGAGAAAAACACCACCCACAGGAAACCTTATTTAGAATGGCACAGAGTCATTGTCGTCTTCTGCTTGAAAGTCTGCCAAGCCATTAGACTCTTCCTCTACCACTACAGCTTCTTCTACAGACGCATTGCTGTCCTTCTTAGCTGCTTTCAACTCAAAGCTATCTTCAATATCTTTTTGTTGCCACTCTGGAAGTGTGTCAAAAATGTCACACATAGCCTTAGTTTTGTCACTAGAGTTACCATTGAACTCATCACAGTACACATCCATATCAAAAGCTGTCAGCTCATTGTGTGTGGTTGTATCTTGTACACCACCATCTGGTTTAAATATACCACCTATCTTGGCTTTGCCATTGGCAGTATGTGCTACCTCAATCAAAGCGTTTTTGCCCAATAGGTTGGATATATCAAAACCAGCTTCTTCATCTGGTGTAAAGTTCTTACCTCTCCATGACACCAAATCTTTTCTGAGTGCACTAGACTCAAACAGACTCTGTGTGTAAGTTCTGGAAATACTCAAAGGTCTGCCATCTTCCATTTTCTCTGTTGGCAGTTCAAAGGTAATATTCACAGTGGTTCTCTTTTTTGGTTTGTCACCTTCTTTAAAAGGTGGCTCCATTCTTGTGCCCATATCTACTATGCGATAACACACACCTTCATACTGACCCACAGCCAAAGCTTCAAAGTCACCCTCACTTTTTATTGTCAAACTCATATCAGTCTCCTTTTTTTGTTTGCTTAATTAAATAAAATCTTGTAGTATTTTACACACTTTACCACAAACTGCAACAGACCTAACTAAAAGAGATAATTGATGTCACTAAAAATAACACGCCCTACGAAGAATTTTGATAAACCATTTACAACAGATTTAATCCATGAGTTCTCCAACTTTTTACAAGAGAACCACATGGAACCAGACCCCAAGAAAGGCTTAGTCACTGATGGCTCAGTAGGTCGAGCATACATCAATGTTGGTGGCAAGCGTAAGTTCTGTGGGTGGTATCAGCTGTGGCTTGGTCAATCTGTGCCTTTTGGCAGATTGGGTGACTACCGATTCTCAGCTGATTCTCCTACAGCGACATGGAAACCAGAAAATAAAAAGAAATTTGCACTGACTAAAGAAGCCAAGGCAGAGATAGAGGCTCTGAGAAAAGAAGCCAACATCAAACAAGAGGAGAAGTATTCCAAAGCAGCAAAGCGTGCACAAAGCCTCTGGGCTGAAGCACAACCTTGTGAGAAGCATCCTTACCTAGAAAGAAAGAAAGTGCTCTCCTATGGGCTTAGAATTAGCTCTGATGGGGTGTTGATGATACCTCTATACGACAAACAACTGACGATAGTTGGCATCCAATATATTAATGACGATGGCTCAAAGAAGTTTCTTACTGGTTCCAAAAAAAGCGGTAGCTTTTTTATATTAGGACAAGAGATATTAAAAAACAGTGACATTATTAATTATGCAGAGGGTTACGCTACTGCTGCTAGTATTTACGCTGACTACTCACAGCCAGTGGTCGTCAGTTTTGACGCTTACAACCTATCGCCTGTCGCTGAGGTTATGTTTGAGTTCTTTAATAAGAAGAAACACATATTTATTGCTGATAACGATGACAGTAAGACTGGTGAGAAAGAGGCAAGTAAAGCTTGTCAGTTGATACTGAAGAACAAAGGAAATGCAGAGGTTTTGATGCCTCAGACTCAAGGAGATTACAACGACCACAAGAATGATGCACTGGAGGGCGAGCTGATACCCTCGTTACAGAAACTTGACCTACCCATCGAGTATGACTTTCAACGCAATGCCAATGGAAGGTTTCTCAACACCAAGGACAACGTGAATGGGGTTCTTAAAACCCATAGTGTTGAAGTGCGTTACAACGTCATAAAGAAACGAATGGAAATAGAGATACCTAACACCCAATTCATCGCTGACATGAAGGAGGAGGCTTCTCTTATCGAGGTAGAGGATAGATGTATCAACATGGGCATACCCCACACTAAAGTCAGAGATTATTTGAAGATACTGGCACAAGAATACAACCCGGTGGTTGAGTGGATAGATAGCAAGCCTTGGGATGGCGAACCAAGACTACAAACCTTCTTAGACAGTCTCACTACACA